CCATTCTCTAGTCTTATCAGTCTGTTTAATTATCTTTGCTTTTTTGTGTTTAACAGTCTCAGTGCCTATTTCAATCATACCTGTAGCATAAATCATAAGTTCAACCAGTCTAAGACCTACGTGTAATTTAACAGGTGTTGTCCACTCTTCCCATTTCATTACTTCGTCACGTTTAGCACTCTCTCTTAATTTTCTACGCTTGTAAGTATAATTAAAACTACGCTTGTCTAAATCTTGTTTAACTGTTTGGTACAAATCAGGATTTAAATGTTTAAAGTTTTTAAGACTAATCTCAGTCTCAACTTTACCACCTAAACTTATACATGTTGCAGTCAAAGGTTTGTATTGTGTGATTGTATTAATAATGTGTTTACCAGTAATTAGTGCCAGTATCTCAGGCTCAACTTCACACATTTTTAAGAAGGCAATAGAAGGTTTGCCTATTGTCTTTTTAGATTGTTCTTGTGTCCATTCAGCAATAGCCATTGCTAAAGGTCTTATAGTGTTTGCTACCATTACTTTCCCATAACTGGTAACACTTTCTTCTTCTCGTTCTATGTGAGATTGAAGTCTTTTATTAGTTCTATTAGAACCTAAGTTCCTCATCTCTTTTTCGTGCTCTACTTCATCTTTATAAGTAGGCATACTTTCAATTAGTCGTGCCATGTGTCTAACTCCTATAATTATCAGTGGGTTATGTTTATAATATCTACTATGGGAACCTTAGTCAGGCTCCCTAGTAGTAACTTGTAGCTCATTAATAATAGCTAATAAAGGTGGTTTTTTTGAGCTCAGTATTTTCTCAATAAAAGTAGCCGCCCTGTGTGCTATTTGGTTTGGTGTCAGTGCATCATATGCTTCAACAGATTGTGTTTTCTGTAAAAACAATATAATTTTCTTTTTAAGCTCCCAGTTAATAGCTACTTCTTTACGTATTTTTAAATCTACATTCCTCGCCATTAAAATTGCTTTGGTATTTTTTAAATCTTCAAGCCATCCTTTAGATTTAGTTTTAAGTGCTATTAACTCAGCCTCTAGTTTATTATTATTATCAATTAAATGTTGTATTTGTTCTTTATCTGTCATTGTGCTCCTCTAATGATTTGATTTGTTTATCTGTTAATTGTGTTGTTTGTTCAAAAGGGTTAATGCTACGCTCCTTCTTAGATGTTCGCATTACATGTATTATACCGGTTATTATTGCACCTAGTATTAACACATGACCTTCAACTGGTAGTTCTAGTATTAGTTCAATCATGTTGTCCTTTGGTTAAGTTAATTGTAACAGACTAAAGCCGGACAGTACCGGCTCTAGTTTCGCTCCGTGAGAGCTCGTCAGTGTTACTAATCGTAGTCTCTTTGTTTCATAACTACACTTACTTCAATTTCACATCCATCATGTGCGTCTGATAGTTCATCCATTAAAGATACAAATTTTTTAACATTTATACCTTCATCACTAAACATACGCACCAATGTGTGTCCGCTTTCAAGTTTGTCTTTTTTATCATTCCATTTTTGACCTATTACAACCATATCATATTTACTTACATGCATCTTAGTTACCTCTTATTGTTTGTTTTAGTTTTTGAAACTTAGCATCAATCTCAGCTTGTTTTAATTCGCCGTGAAATTTGTTAAGCTCATGTTTTTTATCAAGACCTGCCGGCTCGTCAATTCTTAAACCTGCTGAATTGAACCATTTACCGGTGCTAGTTAAATAGTATTTTGACTTTACTTTTTTAACTTTACAAGGGTCAACCGTTCCATCAGGTTTTAACAAATAAACTGATTTATTAAAATTCTGATACAACCGGTCAACCCAACGCTCATTAATAAAGTTAGATACAACGATATTTGGCATTAATGACCCGCCTTGCTGTAACCGCTGTTTAACTTCATTCTCACAGCTAGTCTTTTATTTCTAAAAGCTTGCTCGTCTTCTAGCATTTTTTTATGCAGATACTCATATATTATTTTAAATAGCATATTCATATAGCTACGCTCCTATGTTGATTGTTTGAACTTACTGAGCTCATCAGTCATGGCGACACCATGAGACAAGGCGCCTGAGGTGCGCCCTGTTTCGCTCTGTTAATTACTCATCTGTTTTTATGTTTTCACTTTCACAACTTGAGCAAATTTCTGTCATTTGTGAAAGCTCAAACCATGAGTAATTTTTTTCACTGTCAAATTCTTTTAACAGTGTGCCTTCATCAGAATTACAATCTAAACAAATCATAATTATATTTTTAACAGTTGAAGTCTGTCCGGTAACTGCGCATCAAATTTAATGATGTCCGGCACCGTGTCAGTCTTAGGACGTATGAAGCCTGACTGTAAACCATAAGAACGCTCAACGCCGTATAATTTCATAAGTTTTACAAAATCCTCGCCGTTAAGTCTCTTATTTTTTGCTTCAGGGCTGCCGCCATCAATCCATGTTAAATGGCGTCCAGTTGTAACGCTCCATCCATTCTGACTAACATGTAACACGCCAAACGGGTCTCTAATTGCGACCGGTGTGACGTATGAGTAATAAACCGTTACACCGTTGTCAGTGCAGCTGTAAAGATTTTTAGTAGTTCTTAAATAGTGTTTTTGCATAGTGTCCTCGTTTTTGGTTGTTTGTAGTTACTTATGTAACAGACTAAGCGGCAAGGTAAGGCGCCGCTCAGTTTCGCTAAGTAATAGCTCATCAGTGTTACTTAATATTAATTATATCAGCCTTGTTATTAATAGCAAGATAAACGGCTTCTTGTTTGGATAGTTTGCCGTATTTTTTAACAAGGTTTTTTAAAAACAATCTATTCTTATAATTATTTTTAAAGGCTGTTTGTATAATCTTAACTGGCTCAGCGTATAATTTACCATGCTCATTAACCCATGAGCCGGCACCGTCATAGGCTGTACACCCGCCGAACTGTTTGCATAACTCTTTTTGAATTAACAACGGCGCCATAAGTTTAGCGCCGTCATTGTCATTTATTGGGAAATTAATTTGTGCAATATCCATATTTATATCCATCCTTGTCTGTTTGCTTCTCGTAACATCTCAATTTTTTTAACTTTGTCTGTTTCTTTGGCATAGTTAGACAAAAACGCCGCTTTGTTTGCAGTGTCTTTGAATTTGTCCACGTGGTGCTGCGTCAGTATTTTTTGTATTGTTCTATTGTATTTCATAACGTCCTCAGTTTGTTTCGCCGTGCTGCGGCTCATCAGTCATATCTAAAAATATGATACAAACATAGGTTGTCTGTACTGGCTCAAAGCAATCACGCTGAAGCGCTAGACCGGCTCGCCGTGCGGCTGTTGCGGTGTCCGACTTATTTGGGGCTGTCACACCCGTGTGACCTCTATGCTGCTGAGGCTGTCAGAAACAATTTAAAACTTAAGCTTAAGCCTTCTGTCACTGCTGTTAGCACTTGGTAAGTATTTAAATTATTGAACATAAAAACACTATAAATCAAAACAATTAAATTGTCTTATGCTATGTTTGCATAACAGGTATGCATGATATGCATGACTAAGAAAAAAACAGACACCTCTATTCTATATCTATATTAGAATAGTTATAAAGAGTATATACACTGAGTACACTTAAGACACTTGAGTAATACCCTAAGTATACCCTGAGTACATACACACATACATATATACACATAGTATACACTGTATTGACTTGTATATATCTTATACGGGAACCTTTATAGATATAGTGTGTGTTGCTGCGTGTATACTATATGTATGATATGTGTATTCTTTGTGTATGCTATGTGTATGCTATGTGTACCAAACTAAAAAAACAGACGAGCTCGAAGGCACGCCTAGATATTCTTTATATATACCGCCGGCTCACTTTGGGCACTCATTCCTATATATACCTTGTTTAGGTGTGCTTAAAGTTTACTCAGGGGACACTTACAGCTGCGCAACTGGTGATTGTATGGGGGAAACTCGGGTGCCGCTACAGTGATATACCCCTTCAGAATTTTTTATGAAATATTCCGGGTATTACATTCTGTCCGACAAATAAAGAGCCTCAGTTTCTCTTCTAGTCCCAAAGTCATCTCCAAAGTTATTCAACTCTTTGACAACATCTGTCCATCTTCCTTCTACCGCAGCAGAAAGAAATTTAGGTGTTCTACTAAGGGAACCATATTGAAACCCTACAGACGCTATTACAGTCTGTTGTGCGGCTGTTAAATCCGTAAATTTACCACCATTAGCCGCTCTATTGTATTGTTTAGCTATATCACTTGTGTAAAAAGCTTTAGATAATCTATTAATAGTGTCTGTTTCTTGGTCAGTCATTATTAAATTCTTAGCTAATCCTTTAGCTTTAGACCCTGTTAAGCCTAAATATGGCTCTAATCTTTGTATTAATAGGTCATCAAAACCCATAGCCTTTAGACTATCTGGTGTTTTGTCTTTTAAATCAAAACCAATACCTATTGTAACACCACTGTTACTTGTAGGCTGATAGCCTTTGTGGTGATTATTTCCTTCTAAACCGGATATAAACTTCCAGTCTACTTTATAAGTATTATCCATATTATATAAATCTATCCTCTTCTGGTTCTTTCCCAATGGCTGTTTCCATAAATCGTTCAAGCTCTTGGTCAAGTAAATCTTCTTTGTGTTGGTTGTACGATAAGACTTGGTCTCTGTCCATACGCTGTACCCAATAATTAGCAGCAATAGCAAGCGCATCAATTTGGTCATCATGTCTTAGAGCTCCTTTGTCTCTAGTTATCCTAGTCATCTGTCTAAATAACTGATGGTCAGGTTCTAGTTTAAAGTCTTCTTTAATAATTAAATCATCAATAACTAACCTATGACTATTCATAATAGGCTCTAAAGTATCAATAATACGCTTTTCTTTCTGTATATTATGTCTTACTTCTTCTATTTCACATGGGTGTATTCTAGCCATAACAGGTTTTAATAACTGTGTAGCCATTCCATCACCAAAGTTACTCTCAATTACTACATAATTTACATCTTGTTGTTTAGCAATTTGTGACAATCTAGCCATAGTATCTTCACTATAACCACCATCTAAAGAACCTATGGCAGTCAAATAAAGCACTCCATGAAGCATTTTAAGCACCGCATACGCTGTTTTGTCTTCCCCACGACCAGAAGGGTCAATTGACATAACAGACCCCTCAAAAGGCGTAAACTCAGGACTGATATGCATTGGTGCCACATAATAATCACCTTTTAAACCTACGTTTGGTATCTCAGGGTCAATAGCTTTCATCTGTTCTGGAGATGATGCCCATTGTAATTTAGCCGGAGCTTCTGTCCATTTAGAACAACCTGATAATACAATTAAATCGTTTAGTTTTAAAGGGTATCTATTAGCGTCAGACATTGTTGTGTCTAACATGAATTGTAAATTAAACCCTGAACGTCCGTATGAAGACATACGTTCTAATAAGTCTACTTCATCAAATCTCTTAGGGTCTGTAGGCTTACCTTCACTATCTGTTACATCTGCAATCATTGGAGCTATCTTATGTCCATAACCTGTTAATTGTTCTTTAGTAGGATATAAAGCTGTCCATATCTTAGTTTTAAAACCACGTTCTTCTAAGTCATTGTATAATGACATTTCTGTTTGTGGTGTTCCCAAGAATATAATTCTTCCTACCTCAGGTTTGATAATTGCATCAAATTCTTTTACTGTTTCACCTAATCTATCTCTCATTAGCTGTGTCTGAGAGTTGTTAGCACTCTCTACGTCATCAGCAATAATTAAGTCTGCACGTGAACCTGT